CGAAATAACTACGGCGTCTCTCTGGCTGGTAAAGCAACCCACCACCACGGCCTTGTTCGAAAATGAAGCGTACATCTGATGCGGTAAGGGCTACATTGTTGAAAACAATTACATCATCGAGCATACCGCTATAAGGAGCACCGTTATCATAACTTGCACCAAGCGTAATTCGATTTCCTGGAAGTGTTCCTGTTAGTATCCCAGTCCCCTGAGTATTGTAAGTTGCCGGGCGTAACACACCGTTACTATACATTAGAAACGAGGAATTTCCGTTGCCTCCATCCCAAGTCGCAACAATATGCGTCCATGTTCCAATTGCAGGCCAACCTATTTGAACTGTTTTTGATCCACCACTTGCATGATTGATTAGCTGGAGTCGAATCGCAGAATTAGCAGGAATTGCAATCAAATAAAATGGTCGAAAACTAACTGATGTGCCGCACATTACGGGAATGGCGTTTGCTGTATTTGTCCATGATGTCGGATTAAACCAACACGAAATACTGATTGACGAAAAAGCTGGAATAAAATCTGCGCTTCTTGCATAGTCATTTACGCCATCGAAATTCAATGCAAGTTTATCGGGACTCGTTACATACGCATCATTCGCATTGTTCGCGAAGTTGGACAACGTACTATGTGCCGCCAAACGTGATAGTTCTGGCAATTGCAATCCAGTGTTGCCTGTGAACGATGGACAAGCCCGATAGGCAATTCTAGGTGCAAGGCTTTCCCATTCTCGCGTGTAGTAGGCAAACATTATGGGTTTATCGTATCCCCATAATCTATATCAACCGCACAAAACGGGATGTAACTAATACCGCTGTAGTTGTTAAACTTTATGCGGTAACGTCCCTGGCCTGGAATCCAAAACGGTGCGAACACGTCGGCCAGATTCGTTACGGTGTCACCAATATCGTTTACAATCGCCCAATTATCCTCGGCTGTCCACGCTGTTGTTGAGGTAAACGTGGCCAACCGTCCAAACTGTATCGCTGTTCCCGCTGAGTTGAAAACGCAAACCCTATCTCCAACCGCAAATGCTGGGCTCGGTGCCGTGTTCAAACTGAGTGTTGCCGAATTAGTCGCAAGCGCTGCCGATAACGTACTCGAACCGGCTGCGGTGGTCGGTGCCGATGAAACACGGTCGAACGCTGTGGACGGATAATTTCCACTCCCATTAGGTAAACGTCGGATTTGCAATTCCGCTTGGCGCGTCGGTGTTCCTGTGCCACGGCCCAACGATGAGTAGACCCAAGCGCCACGGGCTTCTCGCAAATCCAACAACGTGTTACCGGCATTGCTCCCTAATACCACGTTGTTATTCGTGACAATTTGCGGTGCGATCCAAACCTGATAGGCTGGCGTTGTTGGTGTTACAAAACTTGGCATGGAACGCTCCCGGCTATTCGTTGTATTTCTTCGCCTGTAATTGTGTCGGGTTGCTCCCCTGCGGCCAACATCGGTGCCGCTTGGTCGGCGGTTAATCCCAATCCGTGTGGGCTCGGTGCGGTTAATGCCATCCGAATTTCCGGCAAACCGAAATCGGGGTAGCTAGACTCGGGATTCCCGGGCCCCATAAATTCGATCATTAACGCCGCGTCGGGGTTGGTTTCCGCTAACTGCGCCAAACGTCCGAGCAACAAATGGCCGGTGGCACGGTCGGCCATGTAAACATCCAACACGCCAATTTTTGATAATCGCAAAACCTTTGGCACGCGTGGCGCTATTTCGCAACACCTGATTGCACAATCGCCAAACGCCTGTTTTTCAAATAGCTGTTTTGCCTGTGCGTCGGATTGGATCAAATTGGCCAACGCGGCCTGTGTAATTTGCACGGCCCTAACTCCCCTTAATGAATGAAATACAATCCCATTTGGCATCGGATTGGACATATTCGAACGCCACGCGGTCTATTGTGTTGGCCGTTGTACTCAACACCACGTTTGCCGCTGCCAAATCTCCCCTAAATCGGTAATCGTTTCCCCATGTAACGGTGCGGTTTCCGTTTACATCCTGTTGGATCCGCAAAATAATCACACGCCCATTGGTCGCGTTTGTTGGGTTGTCTATGGTTCGGTTTCCGCCCAACGTAACGTGGAATTTGTTGGCCGTTGCCGCGTTGACCCCAATGTTTGGCGCATCGGTCAACGTTTCAATTTGTAGGTCTAGGGCATCGGTGAACGTCTTAACACCGCCAACGCTTTGGTCGGTAGTTGTGCGCACCACACCGGAAACGGCCAATGTGCCTGCGGCAAACTGCAAACCGTCCCCGATAGTGGCAACGTTTACCGTTGCGCCATCGCCTACAAATAATCCGGTCAACGTGGTGGTGGTTGAACTTGTAACGGTGTTAGGCCCGGCTTGGCCCTGGGCACCGGTCGCACCTGTGGCACCTTGGGGGCCTGTAGCACCCTGTGGCCCGGCTGGGCCTTGGGCACCTTGCGGGCCGGTCGAACCTTGTGGCCCAGAGGGCCCAGTGGCGCCGGTGTCCCCCCTTGGGATCACAAACGCCAACACCACGTTTTGCGTCGTACCCGTGTTCGTTACGGCGGCCTGGGATCCTGCGGCACCCGTGGTTGTAGATCCCACCACCACGGTGACGGTTCCACCCCCACCCCCACCACTACCGTTTGGTACGCCATAACCGGCGGCAATTTCCACCACAATGGGCGGCGGTGGTGTAACGTCAATAATCGTATCGGCCACGGCTGCCCCCTAGTTCAACACGTAAACGGTTGCGGTTAGATACCTGCGGGTGTTGCCGTTTGGGTCGGTGCCCTTTATCACCATTTGCCACCGTCCGGCCAAATCGTTTTTATTGGCACCGCCCACCATCGCGGTGGTTTGCGCGTCGGTTGCTGCGCACGTTACCGTTCCGGCCTGCGCGTTGGGTGTGGCTGTCATAACTACGTCGGTTTGCCCGGTTTTTTTAAACCTGGCGTCGAAACTCCAACCGGTCAAATTGATTGCCACGTTGTTGGATTTAAACGCCAACAATAGGGCGTAGTCGTCCCCTCGGGAAATCGTCGCCGTTTTTTCTGCGGGTGGTTGGCCTATTTCGTCGCAATCCATATGGCTAACCCCTAGTATTCAAACACCAATAAAACGTCGTATGCGTCCCCGTAGTCTATTAGGCTCTCGGGTGGTGTCCGACCAATAAACGAAACGTCCATATGTTCAAACGCCAAATACCCAGCGGTGTTGGCCATTTCCATTAACCCTGGGTTGGCTGGGTCGGAGTTGCTTAGGATCTTCCCGACTGCCTGGGCCATTTCCCGCCAATGGTCGGTGTGGCTTTTGGTTGCGTCATAACTGCGGGATAACACCGCCAAAATTTGCCCGTTGCCGCTGTAACAATTTGGCATAGCGTCGCGTTTGAATCGGTAGCCCCGTTGGTCGGGGTACAACAACAAAAACGGCCTGGTCGCGGCCAATTGCTCGGCGTTCATTGTCTCGGCATCGCCATTGTTTCCTATACCGTCAATGTAGATTCTACGGGCCGTTTCGGCTGCGTTCCAAGGGATCCCCAACCAATCGGCAAACGGGCGACAATCGCGAAACATCGCGGCCAACGCTTCAACGGGCTCGGTTAGTACGTTCCCCACGCTATTGGCCCCCCATGGGGTGGCGGTAGTTCGGCCTGGTTATCTCTGCGGTATCTGCCCGTTGGCACGTTAAACCGAATCGGTCGCCGTGCTGGTTCGATTCCACTACGGTGTAGGTGTGTTGGCAATTGGCAATTTGTATTTGCGAATTGATCGAAACGGTTAAACCCGTAACAAACACCGTGCGTTGGATTGCTTTAACCTTGGTTTGTGGGTTGGTTCCCTTGGTTACCCACCGGACAAACTCACCGTGCACCACCGCGCTTGGGATTTCTTCCCAACTGCAATTGGCGTTTGCACGCCAACGCACGCCGTTGGATCCAAACCAAATGGCGTGGTTCACGGCTGCGGCGGTCGCGTTGGCTTGGTGGTATCCCACGGGTTATTGCTCCAACCACTGAACGATTTTTTTCTCGGCTGCTTTGCCGATCCCGTCCACGTCTGCAAACGTTCCGACTTTTTGCAAATGTGCTTTTATTGCCTCGCGACTTGTGAACCCTGCGTCTGATAGCGCTGAACCGATCCGTTCGGGCAATCCCTCCCACCAAATCCGTTCGGGCAATTGTTCGGGCTCGGGCTCGGGTTGTTCGTCGGGCTCGGCGTTTAGTTCGTCGGGGTCAATTGCCACGGGCGAATCATCGAGCGCGGGCGGCTGCGGCTCGGGATCCTGTTTGCGATCCCGTCGCACTCGTTTTACATCATCCGGCGGGGGTGCCATTGGTTTGCCCGGTTCGCCCGATTGCTTGGCCTGCAAATCACCAAAATAGGTGCTGGAAATCACCGCCGAGATTTCTAGGTTGGTAATGATTGTGGCTACCACCTGGCCCGCCGGTATTACTTGCCCGTCGATCCCGAGTGGGTGCCGTGCGATCAAATCAAAATGTGCCATTTCTCTGGTTTCCGTTGTTTCCGTTGTGTCCGTTGTTCGTATCAACAAAAAACGGCGACGGTTACCCGCCGCCGTTTCCGATCCCTTCCACTCTCCTACTTACGCCTTAGTTCAAACGAACCAAAACGCTAAGTTCATTGGCCACCTTGGCCTTTTCGGCCTTGCCCATGGCGGTGGTTCCTGCGGTTCCGCTTGCGACGGCCAATTTGTTGGTCGCGTCCCAATTGACGGTTGCACCTGCGGCAAACGTGGTCGCACTAGCCGAATCGACCAACACCAACGCGTCGGTTGAAACTGCGACGCGTTCCCCAATCGCATAATCTGCGGTGTCGCACACAATCGCGGCCTTGCCGCTTCCGGTAAACACAATGTCGCCGGTTTTGCCCGCCACCGTCGCGGTAAATTCCTCGCGGCCTGGAAAACCGCCTAGATCCCTAACCAATTCGTTTGCCATGTTTCCCTCGATGCAATCTAAAAACGTTCTAAGTGTGTTGTTAGCCCTGTGAAAACGCCGTGGCGTGGTCGACTGTGTACCCCACACCACGGCATTTCACAACGGATTGTTACGCCGTGCAACGTACCATTGCGGCGGCCTTGATAACGCCAACGCCAACGTCGTGGGCGATGTCCCAACCAATACCGAATTGGCCTGGTTGCGTTAGCGGTCGAACGCGAATGCTCGGGGCTCGGCCCGTGCCGCGTCGGTAACCGACTTGGATAGCTTGCTGGCCGGATTGCTCGGCAATGTACCACGTGGTTGCCGAACCGCTTAGTTTGGTTTCGGTGCGCGGATCGACCACCCCAACGTCCAACCGGGCATCGCTGCGGAGTTGGTATTCGCCGCTAAACGGGTTAGCGTTTCCGGCCTGGGTTGTATTCCCGCTAACCACCAACGTGGACGCGGTGATTTGCTTACCCAGCGGTCGCAACGCTCGGGGCACAATCAAGAATCCGGCCATTAGATTTAGCGGCCTGGCAACGCCTGATTTGTTTTTGACAATTTGGGCGGCCATGGCTTGCTCGGCCTTACCAAGATTGTCCAGCGTTAGCGGGTTAGTGGTTACCACGTTTCCACGGCTCGAATGAAACAACGTGGTTCCGTCGCCCAAATTGCCGTTGTTCTGTAGCACCGCGTAAACCAAATCTGGACGCAAGCGGGCGGCCATTAGACCCATTTGTTGCGGCATCGTTTGGTTTGCCCCAACGGTATCGTCGATAATGTCCATTTCGTCTAACACGAAACGGCCCGTGTAGCGGCTCACGGCGTAGGCTTCGCCGTAATCGGCAAAATCAACGTCTTTAGCCTCGGTTCCACGGGTGTGGCGGCGTAGGCCCTGGGTCGATTCCAAACCAATGGGTTGATTGATTCGGAAATCCGGCCAATCGGCCTCGCCTGTCCAACCAAGGGTCGAATCGGGAAACTCGGCATACCCTTGGATCAATCCAACCGAAACAATGGCGCCAAACACGCGGGGCAAATAGGGCGTCGAAAACGAACGCTGAACCATTTCCTCCACGTCGCCCGAATCGCTTTCGTTGGCTAGCCCTAGGATCCGTTCGCACGTGCGTGCGGCTGAATCGGCTTGAAACCGGCGGCCAATTTCAATGTGTTGTTCGAGTTGGCTGTTTCCATCGCTTCCAATCTCGGAGTTAAACGCGTGCAACCAACCGCACCCGCTGCGCTCGAGAACCACGCGGGCGGCCTCGGTGCCGAAAACGGGGTTTTGGAGATTTACGCCCGCACGCAACAAAACCGCCGCCTGCAAGGACTCAACCGTCGCACCGCGCCGTTGGTGAACCGCTGGGGCTCGGTTCACACCGTCGCCGCTTTGGCTCGTTTGGTGTCCAGCGGATTGGCCGCGTAAACGCTCCAACACCGCCAAACCGAATTGCTCGGGGCTTAGTCCGTCGCTAATCGCACGCGTGACGATTTCGTCCGGTTGGCCTTGGCCTAGCTCGCGAATCCTCGAAACCCGCGCGCGTTCTTCTTGGCGTGCTGCCTCGATTTGGTCGGGCGTTGCATTGGTGCCCGTTCGTGCGTCGGCTCGGCGGTCGGCTTGCTCGAGCGCTTCGCGTCCGTTCGGGCGTTGTTGCCGTGCAACCTGTTGGTTGCCTTCACCGTCGCCTGCGTCGGTGTCGGTGTCTGTGTCGTCCGGCCCTTCGCCATTGGTGGCGATCACCGCACGCATTGCTTGCCGTGCGGCTCGGCGTTCTTTGGTCGGTCGGCTCGATTGATTGCTCGGGCCGTTGCTGCGGGCTGCTTGCCTGCGTGTGGTCTTGGTCATTTTGTCCTCTGTTGAAATAGGCCCACCAGTGCCGGGTATTGACTCGGGCAATTGTTGCCGGTTGTTTTTTGCTGTCCGAATTTGCGAACGGATAACCGCTTTCGGGTCTGCGGGTTGGTCTACCACGCTTGTTTCGTGCGCGTTCCATTTCTCAACAATTCGCATTGGTCGGTCGCTAGCGGTGTATTTGCTTTTCCCGTACCGTGCCGTTTGGCCTGGTTGCAACGTGGTGGTGTCGGCCATTTTGTAGGTTGCACCGATGGAAACCGAATCTAGGTTACCCTCACTAACTCGGGTGTAAATTTCTTCCACGTCGGCGGCACGGCTAAACGTCAACGTCGCGTTAACGTCTGTCTCGGTGATTTCAAAATCGGTGACGCGTCCAATTACGCTGCGGCTCGAAAAACTGTAGTGGTCTAACCGTAGCGGCATTTTTAGCGGTTCGATCATGCCTGCGGGCAACAATACCTCGTCGATCCACCCGTATTCGCCGTTTCCTAAATCGTCATAGATTTGCACCGGCGTATCGGTTGCAATCGTTGCCCTAACGGTTCTGGCCGTGTTGTTCAACGATTGCGGCGGGCTCGCGGCTGCGGCCCTTCGATGCGTGGCCCGAGTTGCACCGGTTTTCGCTCGGCGTTTTACTGTTTTTGGCATGGCGTTTAGTCCTCTAGTTCGGTTTGTGTGTCAATTGCCGGTGTGGTTGGGGTCGCGTCAATTGGTTCTGTGATTTGATTTAACGCGGCGATTTGCTCGGGGGTAAATGACGTTGGCAACGCGCCGAACAACACCGGCAAACCAGCGTCGGCTAACGCCTGGTTGTCCCGGCTGCGAATACGCAACGTTTCCTCGGGTCGCCGCCCGTCGGCTGCGATTGCTTCGGATAGTGCCAACGTCCCGTTTTCTAGCTTGATGCGTTCGGCCATTGCATCCTTGAGATTGTCCACTGGCGGGGGCTTGGGCCACGTCCACGCGATTGGCAAAACCAAGTTTGGGAACTCGAACGCTAACCGGTCGAAACGTTGTTGCCTGGGTGTTGGGCCTAGCACGCCGGTGTACTGTGCGATCCGTACCAACCGGCGAACGATTGGAGTTAGAAACCGCCGTTCTAGTTTGGCTTGCACTCGTTCCACCGCTTTGGCGTATCGGCTACCGTCAAAACGCGCGGAACTCATGTTATGGTTGGACGCGTCTTTTCTTAGGATCATCCAAGGCATTTCCAACACGTTGGCAATATCGGTTTGTTTTTCCTTGCGAAACTCGCGGTAGGTCGCTGCGGGTTGGTGTGCTTGGATGCCGCTTGGTTTCCAACCTGGGGCAATGTATTTTTGAACACGCCTTTGGATTTTTTGCGTTGTGCTGGCCGGTTCGGCAAACTCGGCGTCGGGGTGTTCTGTGTAGAAAAACACCGCGTGGTCGGCTGCGGCTCGGGCTGCGTCTTGCACCTGGTCGTCATAGTCGCGCAAATCGGCGGCGGGCTGTAACACGCTCGCGAAACCCGGAAACCCACGGCGCTGCATCGCGAACCGTCGCCGGTAGTAGTGCAAACACACGCTAGCCGGTAGTCGGTCTTTTATCGTAGGGTTTGCCGGGTCAAAAATGCGGTAATGCGTCACCCGTCCGTTGGTGTCGGTTTCCACGCCGCTGTGCACGTTGGCCGCGTGCAATGTTGTGTCTAGGGCCTCGGGGCCTAGGTCGAAAATTTTGTATTCGGAAATACTCGGGCCAATAATTTCTCGGGCGAAAATTTCGCCGTAAATCATCCATTGCGCCACCCACCCGTCTAGCAAATCCACCAAGGCTAGATTGTCTTGATATTCGCACGTTTGGCCCCAATTCGCAAACATCGCCTCGACGGTTTCGTTAAATGCGTTGTTGTCCGTCAAAACTTGCAACGCTGGCCCGCGTGCGCTAACTACGTTGGTTTGCTGCGTTTCAATCGCGGCATCCAAAACCGCGTTGTTAATCGATTCGTGGCGAACGCGGCGGTGCAACTCCACCAAATCGGTTCGCAAATCCTGCAATGGATCATCGCTAGCGTTTTGCCAATGGGCCCAGTTTAACCGGTCGGTCTGTGCGGCTTCCCAATGGCGATTGGTTCGGCGATCCGGTTGGGCTGCGATCACTTCCCAAACGCCCCACGGTTGTTGGTCGGCCATGCTATCCCCTGCGGTACTCGATTGGTTGATTGGATCCACCGGCCCAACGCTTGGCGTTGCACGCTTTTATCACTTCCTTTAACGCCATGGTTGCCCCAACTCGGTCAAATCGGATTTGGTCGCCACCGTCGAATTGCGTGTCGGGCGTGGTCGCGATAATTAGCATTGCGGATTGGGCCAACGTCGCGGCGGTTTTGTAGTTCCCCGCCTCAAACGCCGCAATTGCGGCATCGGTTTTCGTTTGTAAATCTGCTAGTGTCGCCATGATTTCCCGAGTTTAGGCACGCTAACGGCGTTGTCCTAGCTGGTTTGGAAATTGCGACAAAGCCGCGTCAATGACGCTATTCTGGCGCAATTCTGGCGCAATTCTGTTGGCGGTCAGATTGCTCTTTCATCGCTCTATCGATGTATTCATCTAGGCTTTCCATACTCGGGCAAATACTGAGAGTTTTCACCGATTCACGGGGTTTTAGAACCACGCACATGGTCGATTCTTGGTGGTGCTGTGCTCGCAACCATCGGTATCGTTCCGCGTCGATTTGGTCTGCGTTACATGCGTACCAATCGGCAACGAGTTTGCAATCGTCAATGTACAAATCTCGATCCCCTAGGGGGCCGTAAACCTCTTTTAGCGTTCGCCCGCTTTTGTACCGTCGAATTCGAGTTTGTGCGTCCTCAACCTCTTTTGGCGCCTTGTTCATACTGTTTAATCCTTGTTTGTTACTAGCTGCAAAACGGTCGGTTATTGTAATCTCCAACAACCTCGGGCGAATCCTTGTATTCCCAATCTCGGCACAAATCGAACGGCCCGGTTTGCACCCTGCGTTGTGGCAACACAACGTTTGGATTTTGGGCCCAGCACTCGCGGCGCATTGGGTTGAACGCGTCTTGTGGCTTGTGTGGTTCCATGTGTTCCAATTTGTCTGCGTCGATCCAATACTTGCACGTCCCACAACGCCCGAGTATCAACAACGGGGCCGGTATTTTCGGTTTGGGTTTGCGGTCGCTTGGCAATCCGTGCACGCTGCGTTTAGTCGCCCTTTTGGCCATTTTCGTTACCTCGGTTTGTTGGTTCTTCTCTCGATTTTTCTACCACTCTGAAAACTAAAAACTGCCCGGTTTGCATCATAACCACGTTTTCCCCGTATTTTTTGGTTAATGCTTTTGTTATTACACAAACCACCCTAAGCGGCGCGGGCAACGCTATTTTTAGCAACTCTCGAAACGGTTCACCCTCTGGTTGTTTCATTTAAAACAACTCCAACTGGCGCCCATGTTCGGCCAAATGTTTTGCGGTTTGTGTGATTTTCGTTTTGGCGATTTCCATGTATTCGCGTTCGCGTTCGATTCCAACAAACCTAAAACCCTCGATCAACGCGGCCCGGCCTGTTGTTCCCGATCCCATGAACGGATCCAACACAACGCCACCGGGTTGCGTTACCAAACGGCACAACCAACGCATTAAGGCCACGGGTTTAACCGTCGGGTGTGGATTTTCGCACCCTTGATTGCGTTCCAATTGACTTGGTTTTGCAGTATAGAAAAACCGTGCCGCGTCACGTAAACCTCGCGTTACCTCGGGTGTGCCATCGTGGCAAACATTCGACGGCCAACCGCCGTTTGTTACCTTGCACGCTTCCACGTTTAACGCTCCTGTTCCGTGTTCTAACACGTTGTTGGCAACCGTACCGGCAAACGGTTTGCGGGCCATTGTGATAGGTTCGCACGCTGGTTTTATCGCTGTGTGCCAACCGGCCCATTTTTCCGCATCTGTTGTTTTTGGCTTGGTAATGGGTATCGTTTTGTGGCTAGTTTTTTGTTTTCTTTGTGCCGAAATTGCAACGGGCCGGTCGGTTTTTAAATCGTGGGCTCTTTGCGTACCAACGATTTCCCGAGAGGCTAAGTTTTTCGATTCCACGCTGCGTTGCTCGGCTGCGGCCTGTACCCATTGCGGAACGTCGGCAAACAAATGGCGGCATTGTTCTAAATGTTCTATGGTCATAATCGCCGGTTGGCTTCTTGCGCTAACGTAGTGGCCACCCATGGCCGTTCCCGTTGCGTCGTCAATTTGTTTAGCGGTTACGCCCTGCGAACGAACCCACGCGGTAAACTCCAAACGCCGTTGGTGCTGGGCCTCGGTCGCGTCCAACCCGTCGATTGCCTTTGATACGTCGAGCGCTTTCGGGTAACCCGAACCATAACACCAAAAAATCAAATCACGTATTTCGAACCCTGCGTCCTCGATTGCCACGGCCATTCGGTGTTGGGTTCGTGTTCCTGCAAACGCTAACAAATACCCACCCGGTTTCAAAACGCGTAAACACTCGGCCCAAACTTCCACACCTGGCACCGCGTTATCCCATGTTTTCCCCATGAATTGCAAACCGTATGGGGGATCCGTGACCACCGCTTCCACGCTTGCCGTTTCTAACTGCTTTAATTGCTCGGCGCAATCTCCTAGGAACAATTGGTAGCGTTTGACTTTATCCACGTTCCACCTTACACGCCAAACACTCTGCGGTCACAATCTTTCGGCGGCACCTTGCGCACCGGCTTGGTTGTTTTTTCGATGCGATCCCGTTTTGGTTTTCCTGTCGGTACTTGATACGGCACCGGTAAACGGTTGCTAGGCAAACGTCGTAGGTAAATGCCAACTTATTGGCGGGCATGGTCGATCTACCGATTATCTCTGCGGTGGTTTTATCCAACCGCTTTAGCCCTGCTTTCAATCGTTTGGTTGGTGTTCGTTTCATCGTCTTGAAAACCTGGCCGCATCGCGGCGAACGTTTGCGTTCGATTTCTTCCAATCTGGTTTCTGTGGCCCAGTTGGGCCGTCGGGGTCATGCCCCAACGTAAAATGGTGCACACGGCATAACGTAATTAGGTTCGATTTCTCCAACTCCAACTCGGGGTGTATCCAATACGGTTTTACGTGGTGCACGTTTAACGTGGCCGTGGTTCCACACGCGGCACACGCTGGAAACTCGGCTACGAACTCGGCTCGGATCCTTGGCCAATCGCTCGAGCGCGAACCCAACCCGCTGTCGTCGTCAACCTGTTCGGCCTGTTGGTCGGTCGGCTCGGGTGGTATTCGGTTCGCTTCAAATTGCCAAATCAGTAAACAACACGCTAAACCAAACAAAAACGCGCCTAGTAAATCAGTAAACCGCGTGGTTTTAAACATCCTAGCCTGCGATCCTATCAACTGTTGAAACCATAGATACGGCGAATGCCACCGCTGCTACTCCAACGGCTAAACCCACTGAAAACCCAATGTAGAACCACCAACCGTTTATAATCCAACTCATTTTTAACCCCCGATACACAAATAAATAATTAACCCTGCGACGGTCAACGCACCATAAACCAACTTAGCGGTGTGAATCGTTTCCTCGCTAAAAACGGTCAACACTACGTCAACCCACCAAACACCCTGCAAACCTAGAATCCACAACGTTGCTACCACAAATCCCAACCAAAACATTTCCATAGCTTGCCCCTTTAGTGCGCTAGCAACCCACCCGGTTTTCTTGGCGATCCAACGCGGCGTTTGCCAATGCGTCGGCCTGTGTGTCGGTGATTGTTTCCCCGCGTCGGCGTGCGTCCAAAACAATTTGGCCGCGTATCGCTTCAAACTTTTGTTGGCGTTTGGCTCGGTCGAACGCTGCGGCCCTGCGTGCGTCAACCTCGGTGTTTGGCAATTCGACTGGCCACGCACCGTTTCGTATTCGATCCACTAACGCCCCTGGGCCGTCGAATAACGCACGGTGTTGGGTGAACTGCCCGAGTATCTCGAACACGTCGGCGGGGCTGTATCCTGCGTCCCTAGCGGCCACAATCGCGGCTTGGCTGCGACTCACCCCGGCACCCTCGAGCGCTCGCCGAACTTCCACCCATGGGTCTGGCTGTTTGGTTTCTAAATTTGCAATTTCCGCCGCCGCCGCACGGGGTGGCGGATCTTTCGGTTTCAACGGTAAATCGGAAATATAGTGTGGACGTTTGGCGCCTGGGCCGGCGCTGGGGCCGGCGCCGGGGCCAACGTCGGGGCCGGCGCTGGGGCCGGTGACGGGGGGGTTAGCTGGGTTTGCCAATTGTTGCACAACCCGCATTTGCAACTCGACACACACACCGACCACCGCCCCGCGATCATCGACCACGGTATTGGTTTCCACCAACCCAGCGGCACGCAATCGCCGAACCGCACGGCCAACGCTTTCGGCGCTGCATTCGAGCTTGGCGGCCAACTCGGCCCATGTACCGGCCCAACGCAATCCCGTTAATCCTCGAGCGCGTTGGCTCGGGCTATCAACCCACACGGCCAAGGTTCCTGCAACCCGGTGCA